TCTATCGATGAGTATCTCAATGAAGGTAGAGCAAATGGTGACGTAGAAAGTATTGATGTATTCTATCAGGATCTTCGTGATTGTATTCAAGATCTGATTGATTATCACGGTAAAAGAAAAGATCATGCCGTTGAGGCACTATCGGCAGTTCTAGGTCACAGGCCAATTCCCGAACTGGGCGAGGAACTCCCCATGCCGCAAGGCAATCGTCTATAATAGCCAAGTAAAGGAAACGGACTCAATGCAGAACAAGCACATCGAACACATTGAAGATTCTATTCTGACGGGTGATCTGTCTGCTATTGACCTTATTTACAATCCTTCACACATTTCTGTGAAGATGGACGGTTCTCCTGCAATTGTATGGGGAACTGATCCTGCAACTGGTACATTCTTTGTTGGCACTAAAGCTGTGTTCAACAAGAAGAAACTTCGCGTTGCTCACTCTCACGATGAGATTGATCAATTCTATGATGATGAAGTGGCAGAGATTCTTCATGTCTGCTTCAAGTATCTTCCACGCACTGATCAAGTCTATCAGGGTGATTTCATTGGTTTTGGTAATGGCACCAAGTTCGGTCAAAATACTATCACCTATGTTTTCAATGAGTTTGTAACTCAAAAGATCATCATTGCTCCTCATACTTTCTACTTTGACATGGATGAGCAAAATGATCTTAGAGAGATGACTGCATTCCCATTGTTGCAACTCTTTGATGATCATCCTAAGATCAAGTGGGTCCAGCCTTGTGTTGATCGTATCAAACCAGAGGGTATTTCGGCACCCAACATCAACAAAGATGTTGTCAATTTTCTTGATGAGAAGACTGCAAAGGTCTGCAAACAGATCATCAATGCATTCATCAGGGAAGGCAAAGAGATCAACGATGCATTACTTACTGAGATCTTCGGTTGTAAGTATCTTGCCAATCTGTATATGATGGTGATTGAAATGAAGGAAGATCTGATGGATTCTCTGATCATCAGTGATGCTCCAAGATCATACATCAATGGTCTTGAAATCAAGCAGGAAGGTTTCATTATCTCAGATGATTATGGTGACATGATCAAACTTGTAGACCGTGAGATCTTCAGTGCTGCAAACTTCAATCAACGCAAGCGGTGGGCAAACTAATAAACTAGCCTGGCTGCCATCAGAAGCGCCTATAAGGTGCTATACTAGTTCTATCCAACGAATCCCTTTGTTATGATCAACACAAACATTCAAGATACCACTGACCCTAAAGATTGGGAAGACTTTTGGAATAGTGATGAAGAATTAATTCTCCAAGAGTTAATGCAACCCAATTACAATTTACAGTATGTGAAAAACATACTTGATAGTGAAAAGAATGATTGAACTTCCAATTGATTTCCCACATGAACCACCAACAGGATACCGATATGAAACGGTACAGTTTAAAAGTAATGTTGTTGCAATCTGGACTGTATGTAATCCTGGGTTTAGTTACAATAGTGGTAATGACATTCGTTGTATCTGGGGATTCTATAATACAAAGAAGCAACAATACCATTCACCAATCAATTCAAAGAAAGTAGGAAAGATAGTTGATGTTAAAGACACACGGCCATATACATCAATGCCAATTCAATATCAAGGATTAGAGGCATTCTTTGTATAAACTGTTTTTTCCATATCGGGAACTGTAAGCATGACCAATGAAGCGAAGCAGGCGAAAATATGGAAAAAATAGGTCTTTGCTTCTGTGGTGGTAAGGGTTCTCAAGGTAGATCCGCAACAAGGTGACAGCATACCACCAATTCAATCAAACCAGTTGGGGAACTGGCTAAAACCCCTTGTCAAGCGTCTCAAAATCTGCAATACTATAAGAGTCAAAGAAACGGATTCAATGCGGGACTTCATCTGTGCATACTTCGGTAAGGGTTCTGACGGTAAAGACTGGACGATCACCGCAAGAGGTTTCGCCAATAGTCAAGAGGCAGAAAAGCATGGTCTGTTTATGATGCCAACACCAGGGTGTTTTGGTTTTGCCGTGATTGCCGAGAATGATCTTCAAGAGGGTTGGCAGCTGCGTCTTGAGCGTAGTATGCTCTCACCTCAGAATCGGGTGATTCAAGATAATCTTAACAATTACAAGATCACCTCTTTCTGAACCAGTTGGGGAACTGGTACAAACCTCTTGACCAGGATCCCAATCCGATGTATATTGGCCATGTTGAGAGGAATACCACTCAACTGCGGTGACTCCCTTGCTAGTTCAGAGTCAGCGGCGATAGGAACTAGCAACAAACACATTTTCATTTTTAAAATGCAACTCGTTGATTCTGCTGTTCAGGTTGATTATTTTCCAGTCGGAACAGGTAAGCGTTTTGTTCAACGTACAATCTGGCATCCTGGTGTTGAACAGGCAATGACTTCATTCCGTACTGTGACTAAATCTGAAGCCATGTATGATGCACAACAACGAATCAATAATGGTTCGACAGTTGTTGATTTCAACCTAGAAGAATATGCTGGTTCTGATTATACTCCCATGTCTTGCTGATCTCTTAACTTCTAATCAACACACTGCAATGATGGCACGTCAATCAATCATCGAAACATTATGAAAAACTATCGTGTTCGTGTTGAAACTTATGATGGATGTGTTACCATCTGGTGGGAGAAATCAAAGGCAAAAACTGCCGACAAATTGATTCTCAATCGTGTCTACAATCAACTTTGTGGATTGAATATCAAGGAAGTTTCTGTTACTCCTTCTGTCTGAAATCATGAACTACACTCTCAAACAACTTCAAGAACGAGTCAATCAACTCATTGAAAATCAGGGAGAAGATGCACACTGTGCGGCATGGATTTACACCAAGGAAGATTGTCATCTAAATGATGAAGATGGTGAGACTGATTATGATCACAACGTAGAAGATGTTGAAGTTCTTCAACGTATCTTCTATCAAGTTGGTGATTGCGATTACATTTATACAGCAATTCAAGATGCAGTAGATGAAGCAACAGAAGAGCAGTTGATGTTACAACAACAAGAATTGGCAGCATGAAAGTACCATCACATGAAGAATTACTTCATCTTAAAATTCAGGCTGCAATGAGAGAAAACTCTTTTCAAGATACTGAATTAAAGTACCTTGGTGAACGGCAAGGTCATCATTGGTATTTGATTGATGGTCAGCATAAGGTGTCAACAAGTGAAATAGAAGGTTTTGAAAATGTCAATGAAGATTGATACGATTGGTAGAATTGTAGGATCATTTCTTGTGGTCACTGCATATTTCATCATCCTACATGTCAATCTCCAATTAGGTGTGATTATGCAGTTCATTGGTGATGCAATCTCTGTGCCATTCTTTATTAGAACTAAGTCATGGGATGTAGTCATTATGCTTACATTTCTATTAATCATTTCATCTTCTAAACTATTACCATCCATCTAATGAAGTTTACGACCTATTTCCTCTCTACAACAATTTTCATCATCATTAGTCTCACCACCTATCTGTTAGTACTGTCACATCAAATGGGTCAGATCAACTACCAAAATCATTCCATTCAAGGAACGTTATAAATCATTATACACATATACATCAAATGAATTATACTAAACAACAACTCATTGATGCACTCTGTCATGAATGGGATTATATTTGTCATGATGATCCTGATCCTGATGATGATACTCCAGAAGAATACAGACTTAAACTTGAATGTTATTCATTAGATGAACTCATTGAAGAAACATCTACTGATGAATATTATACATTAGATGAATTCATGGAGAATCATGGATAATAAAGAGAGGTTAAATCAACATAAAGAAGAACTCAGACTTCTTGGTATACAAATTAGATCTTTCCTTAATACATCTAATGATGTCATACAACAGTTAGATGAAGGTCTATTCGCAGAGAATACTAGCCAGAAAGAACGTTTATCTATTTGTTTTGAGTGTGATTCATATAATAAACGACGTGATTTATGTAAAGAATGTGGTTGTATTATGAGAATGAAAACTAAGTTAAATGCTGCTAAATGTCCATTACATAAATGGTAATTAAGAATACTAATCCATGGAACGTAAAACCTTGCAAATACTGTGGTTGTCTCCCACCTAAACATCATTGGAGACCTTATACGTGGATGTATAAACATCAAGAAAGTTGTAGTAAAAAACCTATTAAAGATAGTTAAAAAAAGGTTAATTAAATATGGCTGGTTAAATTGTTTCTTATTGAGAATTGTTCTCTGGATACTATCCAATAATACCCTATAGAAAACATCATAGAAACCTCAGAGAATGTGCGGAGTCGTTGTGAGTAAAGCCCGTTCTAACACAGGAAAGAGTCTTTGTCAACCCACAGATTTATCAGAATTTTCTCAGTAAGGTCTCGACTAGATATGCAACACTTATCATAGATCTCGACTAGATTCGCATATATACTGCTATAATCATTATATACAATCTCGACTAGATTCACATGTACGAAGATTTCGCACTAGACATCACTATCGAATCACACTATAAAGATCTCGACGAGAATGACACATGTGCATATGATCTCGACGAGGATTACGCACACAACACATATGATCTAGTAGAGCTTGCATATAAGCATTATGCATGATATACTAGTACGAGATGCGCACCCACCCATGGCACACGTAATGTCTGTTGCACACAAGCGTCAGGTACAGGTAACACTAGACATGTACGTGTATGATGACCTAGAGCTTCCACGTAATGATGATGAATGGGCAAAGCTATTAGGATTAGAAGGTGATGAAGTTTTGTCTTCAAGTGTAATTAATATGCATGAAAATATGTTTTAGATTATTAATAGTACATTTGTCAAGGGGCCCTGTGCCAGTTCGTGAAGTGTCACAGTATCCCTTGAATTCTAATCCCGTTCTGGTAATGTAGCCATGTTCGGGATTTTTTCTTGAATATTGTTAACAACTCATTCGTCACTAAGTAACAATCAATGACTGTCACTCAAGAAACATTTAATGCCTACATTCAGATTCTGGATGAGAACACCGAAAGCCAGGTAGATATTCTTAACGTGCTAAATGACATCGTTCGTGGAGATTGGGACAATTCAGTTAGTTATACTTTAGAGAACAATTCTGATCCAATGGATGACTTCAACTATAGGGGCAGTAAGTATCACTATTGAGTGTGACGGTCGGCAAGGTGGCACAAGCCCTCTTGCTTTCTCCCTTCAGATCTGCCATTGTGGCCACATACCAAACAAATCCCTTCAAATGCAACTCACAGCACAGCACGCAAACATGGTTGTTGACTTCTATCCCGTCAAATATGCTGATGGAAGTATCAGCGAGCGCCTGATGTATAAGACTGTGACATTCATGAATGACATGCAATCTAAGTCTTACATCAACAAAGAATCATTTGAAAAAGAGGTTGACAATCGTGTTTATGGTTACAACTATGAAGTGACTGATATGCACACAGAACCACAACTTTTCAACTCTGCACTGATTCAAACTCGCTGGTGATTTGTAACCCTTACTCATTCGTCACTAAGTAACATCATCATGCGTATTGCACTCACTATTGTGATTCTTTTATTGGGGATCAAGCTGGGTCTTGATCTGTCAGACTCTCCCCTGAGAGACAGGTTGGAAGAAAGAAAGGAAACGATCCAACGCCAGATCGATGCCATGTGACAGTTGACAAGGTGCCACACAAAATAGGCACAGACCTCAAAACCGTGTATTGTATAGAAGTCAACCAAAGGAGCACCTCATATGACTAAGAACACCAACGACATCATGATGATCATCTTGCTAAGCATATTAAAGATGATCATGAGGTTGTCGATCAAAATGATCATCTGGGGTGATACTACCAAGGGTGCTAAATTATATCCTTCGACTTGTAATGAACAAAATAATCAATGCTCATTTAACACTTAAGAAAATCACTAAACCCTGTATTGTAGACTCATGAACAAACTCGACAACATAGCATCAGGCATCAGAGAGTTCTGTCTCTCCAACCCTGAGGCAGACTATCTCAACGGACTGTGACAGTTGGGTAAACCGGCCACTATCGCTTGCAATTGGACCCGATCCTTGCAATCATAGCCACATACCAAACAAAGGAGATCACATGACAGCATCCACCACCACATACAACGGTTGGGCCAATTACGAAACATGGAACGCTTCCCTGTGGATCGGGAACGATCAGTTCCTTTACAACACAGCGAAAGCATGTGTGACCTATGCCGAAGGAGAGACAGCATGGGCCAAGTTCGTTCGCTGCATGACAGACGGCCAGATCGGTCCCCACCTTGGGAAGACTGGCGACGGCGTGCGCTGGGATCACCCCGCCATCAACGCCGAAGAGATGGAAGAAATGCTGCAAGACCTTTGAGGGTTCGCCCTCCATCCTATCACCAATCAAATCAATTCAAACCCTGATCCTGAAAGTCTCCCGTTTCTCACGTCGCAACAAGGTTG